CGCGGCTCGATCCGACGTTTCTGCCGATGATTTATGAGGCCGATCCGGCGGACGACTGGACGAGTGAAGCGACCTGGAAGAAATGCAATCCGGCCCTGGGCGATTTTCGCTCGCTCGAGGACATGCGCATTCTGTGCGCCCGCGCGCAGGAAATTCCCGCGCAGGAGAACAACTTCCGCCGGCTGTATCTCAACCAGTGGACCGAGCAGGCCGCGCGCTGGATCCAGATGCCGCAGTGGGATGCCTGCCAGGCGCCGGTCGACCGCGCCGCGCTGCGCGGGCGGAAATGCTATGTGGGGCTCGATCTGAGCTCGACGGAAGATCTCACGGCGATGGTGGCCGTGTTTCCCGATGCGGCGGGCGCGGGCTTTGACGTGCTCACCCAGTGCTTCGTGCCGCAGGAGTCCATCCGCGCCCGCGCGCGGCGCGACCGCGTGCCTTATGAGCAATGGGCGCGCGACGGGCTGATCACGGCGATTCCGGGGGCGGCCATCGACTACGAGGTCGTACGGGTTGCGGTGCTCGCGTGGTGTGCGGAATTCGACGTGCAGCTCGTGGCCTACGACCCGTGGAATGCGCGGGATCTGATGAACCGCCTGGAGCATAACGATGGCCTGCCCTGCGTCAAGATGGGGCAGACCTATAGCGTGCTGTCGGCGCCGACGAAATCACTCGAGCGGGCCGTGCTGACGCGGCAGCTGCGCCACGACGGGCACCCGGTGCTGCGCTGGTGTATGGGCAACGTGGCCGTCGAAAGTGATGCCGAGGGGAACCTGAAACCGTCGAAGCGGGTGTCGACCGAGCGCATCGATGCGGTCGTGGCGCTGATCATGGCGGTCGACGTGCTGGACCGGAACCGGGCGACGGAGACGTCCTATTCGCTGTTCACGATCGGCTGACCTAGATTAGGATGTGTCCCATTCTGGAACACGCCTACTCCCTGCTGACCGTCAAATCGCTGACGCCCGAGGGGCGCCGGTTCAGCGGCATCGCCTCCACACCCGAACTGGACCGCCAGGGCGAGAGCCTCGACCCGGCCGGCGTCACCTTCCGCGAGTCCTTGCCCCTCCTCTGGCATCACGACCCGCGGCAGCCGATCGGCCGGGTCACCCTGACCGCAACGCCCGAGGGCATTCTCTTTGACGCCACGATTCCTGACGTCCTGGAACCGGGCACGTTCAAGACGCGCTGTGATGAAGCGTGGCACTCGATCAAAGCCGGCGTCCTGACCGGCGTGTCGCTCGGCCTGCGCATCCTCGAGCGGCAGGCGCGGCGCATCACCAAAAGCGAAGTCTGCGAGCTGAGTCTCGTCACCATTCCCGCCAATGCGTCCGCGTCGATCCTGCTGGTGAAATCACTGGCGACAGAAAGGCCGAACATGACCGCTGCTGAACAGATCCAGACCCTCGAGACGACCCGGACCGAGCTGGCGACCAAGATGGAAACACTGCTCCACGCTAACGCGGAAGACCAGGCGGTGGCGGACGTGAAGCTCGAGATCAAGAGTGCGGACGCGCGGCTCGATCACTGGCGCGACCTCGAGGCCATCCAGCGCAAGACGGCAACGATCGTCCCGGCGTCCCCGTCGCCGTTCCGGTCGGTCAGCGTGTCGCCCGTCGTGCCACCGGGGACCGCGTTTGTCCGCTACGTCTGCGCGCAGCTCGCGTGCAAGCAGTACAGCGTCCCGGCGTATGAGTACGCGCAACGCTGGAACGGCTCGACCCCGGAAGTGGCGCTCGCGCTCAAAGCCGCCGTGGCGGCCGGCACCGCGACCGACGCGACCTGGGCCGGGCCGCTCGTCCAGCCGAACATCTCGAATGACATGGTGGAGCTGCTGCGCGCGGCCACCATCGTGGACAAGATCCCCGGCCTGTATACCGTCCCGTTCAACGTCAAGCTGCCACAACAGACCGGCGGCGGGACATATTCCTGGGTTGGGGAAACCAAGCCCAAACCCGTCAGCGCCTTGGCCTTCGCGTCCCTCACCCTCGACTGGGCGAAAATCGCCGGGATCATCGTCCTGACGCAGGAGTTGATCAAGCTCAGTAACCCGAAGGCCGAGGACGTCGTGCGCCGCGAGATGGTCAACGGGATCGCGCGCTTCATCGATACGCAGTTCACGGACCCGGCCGTGGCGGCTGTGGCCGGCGTGAACCCGGCGAGCATCACGAACGGGGCGCCGACCGCCGCCGCGACCGCGAACCCGCTCGCCGATATTCTCGGGCTCATCTCGCATTTCACGACCAACAACATTCCGGTGGACGGGCTGACGTTCATCATGTCGCCGGCCAACGCCATGGCGCTGTCCTTCAAGACCTACAGCGACGGCTCGCCGCAGTTCCCCGGCATCGCGCTCAATGGCGGCTCCTGGAAGGGCATGACGTTCATCGTCAGCAACACCGTCACAACGAAAGTCATCGCGATGCAGCCGGCCCTGATCCTGTACGCCGACGATGGCGGCGTGACGATCGATGCCAGTACCGAGGCGTCGCTGCAAATGGATTCAGCGCCGATGTCGCCGGTCGATGCGACCACGGTCTATGTGTCGATGTTCCAGGCGAACTGTGTCGCGCTGCGCGCGGAACGGTTCATCAACTGGAAGCGCGTCAACACGAACGCCGTGAAGTATCTGACCGCCGCGGCCTGGCCGGCGCCAACCAGCGACGGGCAGGCGTTCCAGGCGGCCGAGGACGAACCGCCGCCGACCACCCGGCGCGGCAAGAACGCGGACTAGTCCGTGAGTGTCCTGACCACCGTCCGGTCCCGGCTGGCGGCGCTGCTGTCGCCGGTCAGTAGTGGGACCGGCGGCTGGTGGCCCGTCGTCCAGGAGCCGTATACCGGCGCCTGGCAGCAGAACGATCCACTAACCACCGAGTCCGCGCTGTGTAACCCGAGCGTGTTCGGGACCATCTCGCGGATCAGCGAAGACATCGGCAAGATCGCGCCGCCGCTGCTGCTCGAGCGCGACGCGGACGGCTTCTGGATCGAGACCACGAACTCCGCGTATACCCCGGTCCTGCGCCGGCCGAATCACTACCAGACCGCGCAGCAGTTCACGGCGGCGTGGATTCAGAGCAAGCTGAGTCACGGGAACACGTACGTCCTGAAATTCCGCGACGAGCGCGGCGTCGTGAACGCGCTGCACGTGCTGGATCCGCTCAAGGTCAAAGTGCTGGTGGCGCCAGACGGCAGCGTGTACTACGAGCTACAGACCCACGAGCTCGCTGGCCTGGCGCCCGAGACGCCGCCCGTGATCGTGCCGGCGCGCGAGATCATCCACGACCGCTACAACTGCCTGTATCACCCGTTGATGGGCGTGTCGCCGCTGTCGGCGCTGACCGGCGCGATCAACCAGGCGCAGGCGATCCAGTCGACCAGTACCACGTTTTTCGCCAAGGGCGGCCGGCCGTCCGGCATCCTGATCGCGCCGACCAAACTCGACCCCGCGTCCGCGGCCCGGATGAAAGCGGACGCCGCGAATTTCAAAGTCGGCGAAATCCTGGTCGCAGAAGTCGGGATGAAATACGAGGCCATCTCGACCTCGGCCGCCGATGCGCAGCTGATCGCCCAACTGGGCTGGACCGAAGAACAGGTGTGTAAGGTCTACGGGATGCCGATCAGCATCCTGAATTCGAGCAAGCAGCCCCCGTATGCGAACGCCGAAGCGTCGCAGCTGCAGTACAAGTCGCAGTGTCTCGAGCCGCTGCTCGTGGGGATGGCGCAGTGTCTGGGCGACGGGCTCGATCTGCCGTTGTACCTGGCCCTGGAGTTCGATGACACGTTGTTGATCTGGCTGGATACCGCGACCCGCGTCAATGCGGCGAAGACGGCGATCAGCGCCGGCATGTCGGTCAACGAAGTCCGCGACACCTACCACGGGCTCGGCCCCGTGAAGGGCGGCGAGCTGCCGGTGCTGCAGCAACAGTACATCCCGATCGACGCGGCGGCGGAACAGGCGCGCCCGTCGCCCGGCCCGACCGAGGAAGAAGTCGCCGCGACGGTGGGGGAGTTGGCGACGTGACGCCGCCGACCTTCTCGCGCGTCACGCTGCCGCCGCTCTGGACCGTGGACCAAGCCAAGATCCATCTCCGGATCACCGGCACGGCCTACGACGCCGACATTCAGCAAAAAGTGAACACCGCGCAGGAAGCCATCCTGGCGTACCTCAACGTCTTCGTCGATGAGACCTGGACGGCCGCGACCGCGCCGTTCGCGGTCACGCATGCGATCCACCTGTTGACCGCCTACCTGTACCGGGAGCGGGGCGACGGCACGATCAAGTCCCCGTGGCCGGAAATCTACGACCTCCTCGCCCCGTATCGTGATCCGACGGTGACGTAAATGGCGCTCGGAGACCGCGACCAGCTCGTCACGCTCGATGTCCCAAACGGCAGCAGTGGCTATCTGCCTTTAAATCCAGCGACTTGGTACTGCCAGGTCCGCGACGACGGATCCGGCCAGGCGACCCTGATGGCCGGCGAGTATCACCCGGGCATCACGACGGCGACCCGCGTCCACCTCAAGGGCCGGACGTATCACGTCGATGCGATCGAGAATCGCGACGCGCGCGACACCGAGCTCGTCCTGAGCTGTCACGAGGTGTTCGACTGATGCCCAGACGACTCACGGTGCAGTGGACCGGCCTCGATTCATTTCTCGCGGAGCTGCAAGTGCTGACCGCGACCCTGGTCGAGGAGGCGAACGCGATCATGCTCGAGAGCGCCGAGGCGGCGAAGCGGGACATCGCCGCGCGGTATCCGTCCAAGCTGGGCGGGCTGCGGGCGGGCCTGACGATCACGCCCGCGCGCGGGACCGTGATCGCCGGCGCGTCGCTGACGCAACGGGCGCCGCACGGCTGGATCTACGAGCACGGCACGAAGGTTCGTGAGAACAAGGCCGGACAGAACCGCGGCTTTTCCAAGCCCCATCCGATCTTCGAGCCGATTACCGCGGCCTATCGCCGCGTCGCGATTTCCGACGTGATGTTTCGTCTGTATGCGCACGGCGCCGCACAGGTGACCGGTGACGTGAAGGAGAGTGCGTAATGGCCATTGAACGCGGCATCTACGGACAAATCGGCTGGGATCCGGCGGGGGGGACGGCCATTGTTCCGATCGTTTCACTGAAAGCCTGGACGGGCGAATTCACGACGGAATACGAGGACGTGACCTGCTTCGGCGACACCAACAAGGTCTACCTCCCCGGCATGCCCGACGCGAAGGGGACCGTCAGCGGCCACTTTAACAGTGCCGATCTCGCCTTGTTCCGCGCGGCGCTCAGCCCGACCGCCGGCACCCTGAAGCTCACGCCCAACATCAACTCGCCGGCCATCTTCTTTCAGGGGAAAGCGTACATGTCGGCGTCGATTGATTGCTCGCTCGAATCGCCGAAGGTCGAAGGCACGTGGCAAGCGGCCGGCCCGTGGGCCGTCCCCGGCACGGTCCTCGCCACGGCGGCGGGGCCGGGGACCGGCAATGGCACCTTCACCCCGGCGAACGCGACGCCGCCGGCGAACTTTGCGGCGCTGACCACCGTCACGGCCTCGCCAGCGACCGCCTGGACGACCGGGCAACGGATCGTGCTGGCGGACGGGAGCCTCGCGCATTGGAACGGCACGGCCTGGGTGGTCGGCGCCAAGCCGTAGATGTTCTCGCAGGATCTCACGCTGCACGGCGGCGAGGGCTATATCGCCTGGTCCTATCACACGGCCGCGGTCTGCCGCTCGTGGACCGTGCAGCGGGCCTACGGCTGCTGGACGCTCCGCGCGGAAGTAACGCGCGCGGATCCGTTCCAGCTCCGCCAACAGCCGCTGGAATTTCGGATGCCGCGGACCGGCGGGTTTGTGTGCTGGCCGGTCATGACCGCGAGTCTCATCCACACCCATCTCGCGGCCACGCTGGGGCCGCCGGTGTCCTAATGTCGCGCTTTGTCAAACCCACCGAAGTCCGGCTGCCGATCAGCGACGGCGATTACCTGATCGTCAAAGAAAAGTTGACCGCCGGCGAACAGCTCGAGGTGTTCGCGCGGCTCTACAAGCCCGCCGAGGGCGGCGGCCCGGGCGGCGTCACGATCGGCAAGACGGGCGTGGCTGAATCGATGACACTCGATCCGCTGCAGGTCGGCTTGTCGACGGTGCTGGGGTACCTGCTCGACTGGTCGCTGACCGACGACGACGGCCGGGTGGTCTCGATTCGCAACCAGCCGATCGACGTCGTCACCGCGGCGCTGCGGAACCTGGAATTTGACGACCATCAGGAAATCGTCGCGGCGGTCCAGGCGCATGACGCCCGGATCCAAGCGGCACGGCAGGAAAAAAAACGGTCTGGTGGGTCGAGCGGGTCCGGACCTGTCTCGCGATCGCTCGCCGTTGTGGGTGGCGGTACGAATGGGTGACCAGCCTGGACCCTGACGTGTACGAAATCCTCGTCGAGCAGCTGCAGGCCGAAGACCGCGCCGCGGACCGGGCGAGCTAACCCCATGGCCATCGACGCCAAATTTACCGCCGACTTCTCCCAGTGGAAAACCGCGGTCGATGCCGCGCAGGGCGACATTGAACAGTTGACGGTGGCGACCGAGAAGATCACGCCGGCCGTCGGCCTCCTCGCCGCGCAGGTCGGGACGCAGATCCGCCAACTCGGGTCGGACATCGGCGCGCTCGGCAAGGAGTACGTGGCCGCCTACGCCGAAGAAGAAGCCGCCACGCAGAAACTGATCGCGTCGTTGACGGCGCAGGGCACGGCGACGACGTCCGTCATCAGCCAGTACCAGGCGATGGCCGACCAGTTCCAAAAGACGACGACCTTCGCCGGCGAAGCCGTGCTGCGGTCGGAAGCCATCTTTACGTCGATCGGGAAGGTCGGCCCCGAACAGATGCAGGCCGCGCTCGATGCCGCCGCGAATCTGGCGTCCTTCATGGGCACCGACATGGAGACGGCCGCGACCATGATGGCCAAGGCGTTCGGCAGCGGCGGGGAATCGCTCGGTAAGCTCAAGACGATCCTTGGTGAAGCGGCGCCGGAGACGGCCGACTTCGCCAGCATCGTTGAAGCGCTGAACAAACAGTTTGGCGGCCAGGCCGCGGCGGCCATGGAGACCACCAGCGGCAAGATCGCCAACCTCGAAAACCAGTTCGGCGAAATCAAGGAGACCGTGGGCGGCCTGATCGTGCAGGGGCTGACGCCGCTCCTGAATTTCTTTACGTCGCTGCCCGAACCCGTGCAGACGACGATCGCCGCGGTCGCCATTCTCGGCACCGCGCTGGCCCCGATTGCGGTCGCCTTCGCCGCCCTGGTCACGGCCGCCGCGCCGCTCGTCGCGCTGCTCGGCGGCACCGCGGGCATCACGGCCTTACTCGGCGCGGCCGGCGCCGCCCTGGCGGCGATTGCCGCGCCGGTGGCGATTGCCGTCGCTGCGATCGGCAGCGTCTATCTGGCCTTCAAGTACTGGGACCAGATCACGGCGTTTGTCGCCGGCGTCTATAACGCGGTCAAGACGTACCTGGTCGACAAGTTCAACGCGCTCCTGGGCAGCATTCGCGGCGCGGTCGATTCGGTGACCGGGTTTTTCCAGAACATGTACGACAAGGTCGTGGGGCATTCCTACGTGCCCGACATGATTAACGGCATCGGCCAGCAGTTCGGGCGGCTGGATAGCGTCATGACGCAGCCCGCGAAGGACGCCGCGTCCGCGACCGAGGCCGCGCTCAAAGCCGCGTCGGATGCCTGGCTGGCGTCGCCGTTCAATCGCATGGCGCGCAATGCGATGACGATCCTGACGGATTCGGGTGGGGTGGCGCACGACGCCTACGGCAACCCCGTCGCGGGCCAGGGGGAAATCAACGCGCTGCCGCGGTCGCTGGGCCACCAGAACATCCAGATCGCCGTGTATGGCTCCGTCCTGTCTACGCAGCATGAACTGTCCACCCTGGTGCAGGACGCGATGATGCAGTCCTACCGCTCGGGCGGGAACCGCGTGCCGGTATGACGACGGGCCAGCGGCAGACGTGCGCAGTCATCCTGATCGCGCTGGTGCTGGTCATTCAGGCCCTGGGGCGATCATGGCGACCTTAGTCCCCGGGGAAAAGGCGCGGATGTATGCCCTGGGTGCGATCATGCGCGGCGGCGCCAGCCGCGGCGGCTACATCGACGGCCGGGTCTATGTCTCGATCGGTGGCAATGACATGGGCTTCATCCGTGACGATGCGCAGGTTGGCACGATCATCGACTCGCTGAGCATCACCCAGCAACTGGATGAAGTGGTCGATACGGCGAACCTGCGCATCAATGCGGCCGTCCCGCCGGCCGGCGGGGAAGTGGTCATCGCGCTTGGCAGCCAGAACGGCCGGCGCCTGTTCGCGGGCTACGGCCTGACGCGCAACCAGCTGTACGCCGCCGACAAGCCGGCCAACATCCAGGCGGACTTTTCGGCCGTCGATTACACCTGGCTCCTGGCGTTCGCGAAGGTGACGAAGCAGTACCGCGGCATGAGCGGCACGGCCATCATTCAGGATCTGATCGCCACGTATGCGGCCGGCAACGGGTTCACGACCGCCGCGGTCCAGGCGAACCTGCCGGCGCTGGAAATCACGTTCACCGACGAGGACATCCCGAGCGTGATCACGCGGCTGATGCGGCGGCTGGGCGGTCACTGGTTTGTCGATGCGTCCAAGGACGTCCACGCCTGGATCGGCGACGACGCGACGATGAGCCCGCCGTTGGCGCTGACGCCGACGCACCCATCCCTGGCCGATGTCCGGGCGACCGTGGACCAGACGCAGGCGCTGACGCGGGTCTACGTCGAGCATCAAGGCACGCAGCTCCTGGCCGCCGTGAATGCCGGCGAGACGATCCTGCCGGTCGAATCCGTCGGCGGGATTACTGCG